ATGATAAAATTGAACAGCGTAAACCAGATTCGTAAATCTTTGTCCGACTTTGAAAATCGAACGGCACCAAATGGTGCTTTGGATGATCATACGAAAATGATCGATGAATATTTCTCAAGGCTTGGGAAATCGATTATGGTATACCTTTTTGGTAAACCAGCAATCGCTCCCGGACCTTTTCATATGTATTATGATGAGAAGTGTCAGCCTCTTTTGGAAACTTTAGAGGTAAAGATCGACCTGGATGCGTTGCCTGATTATTTGGACTTTTCATCTTTATCTTTTAAAGCTTCCGCTTTAAAGGGTGATAAAAGATTACCACATTGGTTCGTAGCTGGCGATGATGAAGAATTTTGGCATCAAATGCCACCATACGGAAAAATCCATATAATTACCGAAACTGCAGGTAAACTTAGGTTTATCTGCCCTTATAATACACCATTCATTCATTCGACTGGTTTGTACTCACGTTGTCGTGCAATTATGCAAGAACTACGTCAGGACTGCTCTGATGATCAATCGGTTGGACACCGATTTGTTCAAAAAGAGTTAGCCAAGGGTGATGGAATGTATGTATCCGCTGATTTGTCGAATTTCTCCGACGATATATCAGTTGATTTGATTAGTTTCGGGTTGCGTTCTTTAGGCCTAGAGCAACTAGGAAGTTATTTATTTAACTTACCAGTGACGTTGCCAAATGGGAAGTTTATTACTCCTAATAAATTACTCATGGGTCTAAAGGGATGTTTTGAACTATCTACCCTTTGTCATCACTATGTGGTGCAAAGGTGTGGTATTAAAAGATATACCATGTGTGGCGATGACCTTTTCTTTAAAGGTGACATCGAACCATACTTAGAAAGTTTATTAACATCTGGTTGGAAGCTTAACCGGGCAAAAACTGTTGTTTCACCAACGGTCGCAGTCTTCTGTGGAGAAATGTACTGGTTTGGTCGTAGGGTTTCACCTACTGTGCCAAAAGTCTCAAGCTGTTTTAAATCAAATTTAAAACCGCACAAGGCAGCAGTACTATTCTCAGTCCTGAGAAGTTCAATTGAACAACTCAATAAAGTTTACAATCGTCGCGGCGTAGTGATAGTAATATCACCAATCGTAAGACTTTTAAGAAAAGTCTGGAACGACTTAATTGTTCTAGAGTTCCCGCAAAAGTTGCGTGGACTTGGTCTTCGTATTAGTAGACCATATCGCTCACTACTCGGCGGTATGAGAAAATCAGGCATCCTTAGGATGTCCAAATTGTCTATTGGTATAAAGAGGGAACAAGTAGAGCGACAGCGATGGTTCGGTTTACCCATCGAGCTATCGTCCAATATTGAACCCGTTTCACCTTATTTCCCATCGCTACTTAAACGTGGCGGTGTATCGCTTGACGTCTCAATAGCCAAATCTGCGGCTAAGAAAGATGTTCGTGCACTCAACCATCTCGAAATATTTGAATGGTTTTATTATCACACAAGACTCGAACCTAACCAGTTCAATCTTTAGTTACG